GTAATTCGAGCCCCGATGTTGATCTAGTGACGGGCAGTGGTCGGAGTGGTCGCGGCGGGGTCTGGTCGGAGTGGTCGAGTAGTCGATAGCAGGCCGGACGGCCGTGGAGGTCGCCATGGCCGACTGGGTGTCCCTGAGGGAATTCGCGAGGCGTCGGGGTGTGGTCCTCGGCGCGGTGCAGAAAGCGATTGCGACCGGCCGCGTGACGGCGGTGCAGCGCGACGCGAAAGGCCGGTTGTGCGGCATCGATGCCGACCTGGCCACGCAGCAGTGGAACAGCAATACGGATCCAGAGCTGGCGATGCGCACGGGCACGATCGTGCCGCCGCCTGACGACGACACACCCACGCGCCGAGACGCGCAAGGGGTTGCGGACGACGCGTCGGACAGCCTCGAGCTGTTCGGCGCCGAGTCCCCATCACCCCGAGCGCAAAACGTTGGACGAGAGCAGGCCGCTTCCCCCGATGGGGGCCCGGCGGACAGTTTCCACGCCGACCGCGCGGCCAACGAGAAGTTGAAGCGGGTGAACGGCGAACTGGACCTAGCCGAGCGGCTGGGGATCCTGGGCCGGACGGAGGACATGCAGCGCGCCGCGATGGAAGTGGCGCGTGCGACACAGACGGCGCTGATGCGCCTGCCGGAGCGGCTGTCGCCGCTGCTGGCCGCAGAAACCGATCCAGTGCGATGCCGAGCGTTGCTCGAGCACGAGCTGCGGATGGCTCTCGATGGACTTGCTGCAAACGCTCGCCGACTGGCAGCCGCCTGACGGCCTCGGCGACGCCTGGTCGGCGTACTGCTTGGGCTTCGCCGCCGGCATCCAGCCGGATCCGTCGCTGCGGGTGTCGGAGTGGGCCGACCAGCATCGCGTGCTGTCAAGCAAGGCCTCGGCGGAGGCCGGTGCCTGGCGCACGTCGCGCACGCCGTACCTGCGCGAGATCATGGACTGCCTGTCGGTGACGCATCCCATGACGGACGGCGCTCTGCAGGCCGGCACGCAGCTCGGCAAGTCGGAGGCACTGTACAACTGGCTCGGCTACACGATCGACCAGGCACCTGGTCCGGCGATGTTGGTCAATCCGACGACCGACATGGCCAAGAAGACCTCCAAGCAACGCATCGCACCGATGATCGAAGAGTGTGCGGTGTTGCGCAGCAAGGTGAGAGACGCCAAGTCGCGCGACTCCGGCAACACCACGCTGGTGAAAGAGTACCCCGGCGGCATCCTGGCCATCGTCGGCGCCAACAGCGGCCCGGCGCTGCGCTCGATGCCGATCCGGTATCTGCTGCTGGACGAGATCGACGCTTATCCGTCCGACGTCGACCAGGAAGGCGACCCCGAGGAAGTCGCGGCCAAGCGCACCGACACCTTCGGCGCGCGCTCCAAGATCATGCGCACCAGCACGCCGAAGCTGGCCGGCACGTCGCGGATCGACCGCCGTCGCCGTGACGGCTCGGATGCGCGCTACCACGTGCCCTGTCCGCACTGCCGGCACGAACAGCATTTGCGGTGGGATCAAATGCGCTGGGACATGCGCACGCAGCTTGAGATGACCTGCACCGAGTGCGGAGCCGCCAGCGCGGTCGCGGCCGACGCTGAAGGCGAAGCCATGTGTCACCACTGCGACGCGTGGGTGAGTCTGGCCGATGCCACCATCACCGAGCGGTCGACCGACGAAGTCGCGCGCGTCTGGTACGAGTGCGAAGCGTGCAGTGGCGAGATCGGCGAGCACCACAAGCCGGCCGTGTTGGGTGCGGGACGTTGGATCCACAAGAACGTCGGCGCGCACCAGGTGCTGGCCGACGATGATCCGCATCCGTGGGCACTGTGGCAGTGGATCGGCAAAACGCCGCGCAAGGTGCTGCCTCAGTATCGCCGGCCGTTGTCGTGGCACCTGTCGGCGCTCTATTCCCCGCTGGGCTGGTTTTCGTGGACCAAAGCCGTCGAGAAGTTTCTCAAGGCGAAATCCGGCGGCGTGGACGAAGCCACCGGCGAGCCGTTGATGCAGGTGTTTTACAACACGATCCTGGGCGAGGCCTACGAGGCGCCGGGCAGCCGTCCCGCCGAGGACATCCTGCGCATGCGCGCGGAGCCGTATCGGCTGGGTCAGGTGCCGCGCGACTGTCTGCTGCTGGTCGGATTCGTCGACGTGCAGCACGACCGCCTCGAATCGATGTGCATGGGATTCGGTCGCGACATGCACCGGTGGATCATCGATCACCAGCGGTTCTACGGCGACCCGTTGGATCTGGGCGATGGCGGGCCGTGGGCGCAGCTCACCGCGTGGACGCGGCAGGCGTATCCGCATGCCGGGGGCAGCACGCTGCGCATGCTGACCTACGGCGTCGACTCCGGCTACCTGGCGCACACCGTGTACTACTACGTGGCCATGAATCGTGCGCGCGAAGCGTTCGCGACCAAAGGCATGAGCGATCCGGGAAAGCCGTTGCTCGGCTTGCCCAAAAAGGTCGACATCAACCACAAGGGCAAGAAGATCGAGCGCGGCTGCGAACTGTGGCCGCTGGGCAGTGATACCGGCAAAGAGCAGGTGTATCGGGCGCTGGAAATGCAAGAGCCCGGATTCGGCTGGATTCACCTGCCTTCCGGGCTTTCCGACGAGTTTTTCGAGCAATTGACCGCAGAAAAGCTCGAACGACGCCGAATTGGCGGGCGCACCGTGAACCAGTGGCACCTGCTCGCCGGACGTCGAAATGAGGTCCTCGACCTGGTCGTCGGCTGTCTCGCTGCGGGCGAGCGCGCCGGCGTGCGACGCGTCGACTGGGACGCTCTCGAGGCTCGCATCAATCCGGCCATGCGCGACCTGTTTGCCGCGCCGGTCGACAGCATCGAAACACCCCCGCCGGCGGCCGAAGAGCCTGCCGTGCTCATCGCTCCGAAAGCACCACCGCCGCCGGTCATCCGCACCGTGCGCCGCGTGATGCGAGCCGGGGCCGCATTCCCGAGGTGACTATGGCTCTGCAACTGTCCGTCACTGCACGCAACGCCAGACTGGACGCGATCGAGACGGCAGTCGGCACGAGTGCCGTGCTCAAGATCTGGTCCGGCTCCGTGCCTGCCAACTGCGCCGCGTCAGACAGCGGCACGCTGATCGCGTCGCTGTCGTTGCCCTCCGACTGGCTGGCTGCGGCCAGCTCCGGCAGCAAGGCCAAATCCGGCACCTGGCAGGACCTGAGCTGCGACAACTCCGGCACGTGCGGGCATTTCCGCATTTACGCCTCAGACGGCACCACGTGCCACATCCAGGGCACGGTCGGCACCAGCGGCACGGACATGATTGTGGACACCGCGTCGCCGACGGCCGGACAGTCATTCACCGTGAGCACGTTCTCGCTGACGGACGGCAACGCGTGAAAAAGCTTTACCTGGTCGAGTTCAGCCAGACCCTCGTCGAGGACGGCGTCCTGCGGCCGGTCCTGCCGTGGGACGGGCTGGCGGCAAACGTCCACTGCGTCTATCCGCGCGCGGAAAAAGGCCAATACGTCGAGTCGCACGTCATGGCGGCCGTCGAGGCTGATGCCAAGGTGCACGCGCAAATTGCGCAAGCCGCGGGCGTGTTCGAGATGCCGGACGAGGCCGACGCCAAACTCAAGGACGTGCCGTCCGGCAAGCGTGCCGAGGTCGATGCCAAGGTGGCAGCGCTCAAGATCGACACGCGCGATGTGACCGATGACACGCCGGTGAAGGTGGTGCTCGATCGGATGGGGGCGGCACTCAAGCCGGGGTTTGACCTGGCGCGGTTGCAGCCTGCTGCGATCGAGGTCTCGCGAGGCGTTCGCTGATGGCGTTTCTTTCCGACACCTTTACCGAAGCCAGCGACACCGCGCTAGGTTCGCACACGCCGGACGTCGGCGGCACGTGGACCGTATTTTCTGCTGGCGGGATGACGGTAGCGGCGTCAGAGGATCGGGTGCGCGGCGACTCGTCGTCATCGAGCGGCGCGGCGTACAACAGCGCGTCTCCGGCGTCCGATGAGTACGACGTCGAGGCCATCGTGCGCCGGACCACCAGCGACTCCACTCCGCTGGGCGGCATCTATGTGCGCTATGACACCGCCGGGCCGCACTACGTGCAGATGTACATGTCGCAGCCGGACTCGCTGCTTGTCATGCAAGAGGTCCAAAGCGGCGCTGTATCCGAGTCCAGCACCTACTCCAAGACCTGGACGGCGGACCAGAACTACACGTTCAAAATCGAAGCGCGCAACGGCAGCAACGGCGTAAAGGGTTACCTGGACGGCACGCAGCGCGTGCAGATCACCTGGTCGGGTGGCAGTACGGCCGGCAAAGCTGGCGTCCGCGCGCGCCTGTATGGCCGCGTCGATTCTATCGTCGCCACCGACTACGCCACCGGCGTCACCGCCGATCTGTCCGGGACGCTGGGCGCGCTCACTCTGTCTAGTGATGCCACGGTGGCCAACGGCGCGGGCGCCACCCTGACCGGCACCCTCGCCGCCGTGACGTTGAGCAGCTCGGCCGCGGTGGCCAACGGCGTCGGCGCGACGCTGGCCGTCACGCTGTCCGCGCTGGTGTCCAGTTCCGAAGCGGCCGTCGTCGATGGTGCCGGCGGTGCGCTCACGGTCACGCTCGACGACCTGGTCATGTCCAGCACCGCCGTGGTCGGCACGTTGCCGGTGCTGGCGGACCTGACCGGCACGCTTGCCGCGTTGACGTTGTCGAGTTCGGCGACCGTCGCCAACGGCGTCGGTGCCACGTTGACGTCCACGCTGGGCGCGCTGACGTTGGCCAGCTCGGCGTCGGTCACCTCTGCCGGAGACGTGGCCGACGGCACGCTATCGGTGACGCTGGCCGCGTTGACGTTGACGTCCGCCGCCGAAGTGCACGGCGCCGACGTCGCCCTCCCCCGCACCCGCCGCATCGGCGGCGCCACGCTGACCGCCCCGGACGATGACGTCATCGCGCGCGTGCCTGGTCGTCGCATCGGTAACACCACCTTGAGGCCGGCCGCATGAACATCACCGAGTTGATCGTCGGCGACACCCTGCAGTTCGACACCGACGTGCCGGACTATCCGGCGTCGGACGGCTACACGCTGACCTATCGTCTGGTGCCGCGTGTGAGTGGGTCCGCCATCGAGATCACTGCCACGGCCGACGGCGACACGTTCGCGGTAAATGTCGCGGCGGCGACGACGGCGGCGTGGACGGCAGGCGAATACTCGTGGCACTCCTACGTCACGCTGTCTGGTGCGCGCTACACCGTCGGGCAGGGGCAGATCACGCTCAAGCCCAACCCGGCCACCATGAGCGCGCAGGACACGCGATCGCACGCGCGCAAGATGCTGGCGGCCATTGAGGCGCTGCTCGAGGGCCGGTCCGGCTCCGACATCCAGGCCTACACCATCCACAACCGCTCGATCACGAAAATGACCGTGCCCGAGCTGGTGAAGTGGCGGTCGTACTACCAGCAGCAAGTCCGCAGCGAGGATGCGGCGGCGTCGCTGGCCAATGGCGTCGCACCGGGGGGCAAATGGCTCGCGCGCCTATGACTCGTCTGCAGCGCCTGGTTTCGCCCATCGCGCGGCGGCTGGGTTTCGTGCCGCGTCCGTCGCAGCGGTCGAGCGCGTTCGCCGCGGCACAGATTTCGCGTCTGACCTCGTCGTGGACCAACGATCCCGGCGCCGTCAACCGCTGGATCCGCTGGGAGCTGCGCACCCTGCGCGCGCGGGCCCGGCAGCAAGTGCGCTCCGACAGTTACGGCCGGGCGTGGGGATTGGCCGTTGAGCAGAACGCCGCCGGCCCGAGTCCTTTCGAACTGCGCGGCCGTGTGCGCACGCGGCGCGGCGACAAGCTGGACATCCTGACCAACAAACGAATCGAGCCTGCTTACCGCGATTTCAGCCGAGCGGCCGTCTGCGATGTTACCGGCAAGCTCTCGCTGCAGGCCATGCACCGCCTAAACTTGCGCACCTGGGCGTCGGATGGCGAAATTCTTATGCGGCTGTATCCGGGTGAGGGGCCGCACGGATTCCAGTGCCAGATTCTGGACGTCGAGCGGCTGGACATCGAAAAGAACGAGCGTTATAGCGACGGCCGCAGCATCAAGATGGGCGTCGAGATGGACGTCTACGGCCGGCCGCTGGCGTACTACATCCTCCGGCAGCATCCGGGCGAATACGGTTTGTTTGGGCAGGGCACCACGCGCGACAGCGAGCGGGTGCCGGCGGATCAGATCATTCACGCGTTTGTGCCCGAATGGCCCGAGCAGGCGCGCGGTATCCCGCCGCTGGCCGCATCCATGATGCGGATGTGGCACATGGGCGAGTTTGAGCAAGCCGCCGTCATCAACGCTCGCGTTGGCGCATCAAAAATCGCCGCCATTTCGATAGGACAGGGTGACGAGGGCACGCTGGCCGATGGCAAGGACTCCGTCGGCAACTACCTGAGCGATTCCGGGCCCGCCGAATACTGGGTGATTCCCGAAGGCGCCGAGCTGCACGAGTGGAATCCGCAGTTTCCCGATGCGGCGATCGAGCCGTTTGTCCGCGCCATGCTACGCGGAACCGCCGCAGGGCTGGGCGTGGCCTATCACGCGTTTGCAAACGATCCGTCGAACGTCAACTATTCCACCGCGCGCGTCGCCCTGCTGCAAGAGCGCGACATGTGGATGACGCTGCAGCAGTGGTACGTCGAGCAGGTCGTCGAGCGGCTGTACGAGGCCTGGCTGCTGTACGCGCCGCTGACCGGCGTCATTCCCAGCGAGTGGACCGCCGACCGTCGCCTGCGCTCCGTGCGCTGGCGCGTCAAGCGCTGGCAGTGGGTCGATCCCCTGAAAGAAGCGCAGGCGCAGTCCGAGGCCATCGACGCGCGCCTCACGAGCCGCACCCGCCTGGCCGACGAGGCCGGCGAGGAGTTCGAAGACATCCTCGAAGAGATCTCCGAGGAACAGAAACTCGCCGCGTCGCTGGGGGTGGAACTCACGCCCGCCAAGCCCGCGGCCACCGCGCCGTCCGCCAGCGCACCCGCTGACAGCGACGAAGAGGATCCAGAAGATGACAGCACTGGCCAGTAAACCCGCCTCGCTCACGCGCGAGGTGCTGCTGCTCGAGCTGCGCAGCAAGCCACAGGAATGCGTGCGCTCCATCGAGCGCGCCGCCGTCAACGAAGACCGCCGCACGGTCGAACTCGCGTTCGCCAGCGAAACGCCTTACGAACGCTGGTGGGGGGTCGAGGTTCTGGAGGTCTCGAAGAAAGCTGTGCGCATGGGCCGCATCGTCGACGGCGCGCCGCTGCTGGCCGATCACAACTCGCGCGACCAGATCGGCGTCATCGAGTCCGTCTCGCTGGGCGCAGACAAGGTCCTGCGCGCCACCGTGCGGTTCTCCCGCTCCGCGCGCGGCGAAGAGATGTTCCGCGATGTGGCCGACGGCATCCGCACCAAGGTCTCCGTGGGTTACCTCGTGCACGACATGGTGCCCACGGAACAGAAGGAAGACATCAACACTTACCGCGTCACCGACTGGGAGCCTATGGAGGTCTCCCTGGTGTCCATTCCTGCCGACAATTCCGTCGGCGTTGGACGCTCGGCGACCCTCGCTCGCGTGGAGGAAACCATGAGCGAAACGCAGAATCCCGCGCAGGCGGGGCCCGAAACCCAGGTGCACGCGCACCTCGAAGCCACCCGCGCCGCAGAAGCGGCCGCGCACGCGGCTGTCCTGACGCGCATGCGCGAGATCAGGGACATCGCGCGCAACTACGCGCACGTGTACGCCAGGTCGACCGAGCTGGCCGACACCGCCGTGCTCGACCCGGCCATGACCGCCGACCGTTTCCGCGGCATGCTGCTCGAGGCGATCCGCCAGGCGCGGCCCGCACCCACGCAGATCGGTGCACCCACGGCCGATGACTTCCGCCAGGGTGGCGGCATGTCGTTCGGCGAAGGTGGCCGGGAAATCATCAGCTACGGCACGCTGCGCGCGTTCGTGGGTGCCAGCAAGCGTGTGGGCGGTCGTCGCAGCGACGAGGAAGTCGCCTACCGCGCCGGCATGTGGGCGCGTGCCGTGATCCACGGCAACGCCGACGCCATGCGGTGGTGCCGCGATGCCGGCGTGATGGTGCAGCAGGTCGGCGCCGAAGCCGCGCAGCGGACCATGACCGAAGGCGTGTTCACGTCGGCGGGCTGGCTCGTACCGCCGGAGATGGAAGCCGGCATCATCGCCAACCGCGAGCAATACGGCGTGGCGCGCCGCGTCGTTCGCATCGTGCCCATGTCCTCGGCGGCCACCAGCATCCCGCGCGTCACCTCCGACATCGAAGCCTACTTCGTTGGCGAGGGCAATGACGGCACGGCCAGCGATTCCGCCGGTGACCAGGTCAACCTGGCGCTGAAGGACCTCATGGCTTACAGCAAGATCGGCAAGAGCACGGCGCAGGACACCGCGATCCCCCTGGCGGAATTCGTGGCCGAGGAACAGGGCCGCGCGTTCGGCATCAAGGAGGACAAATGCTGGCTGTTGGGTGACGGCACCAGCACCTACGGCGGCATGCAGGGCATCATCACCCTGCTGGAAAACGCCAGCTATACCGGCGGCCGTGTGGCGGCGTCCACCAACGTCGACACGTTCGGCGAGATCACCACGACCGACACTTCCGCCGTCCTCGGACTGTTGCCGGTGTACGCACGGCCCGGTGCGCGGTGGCTGTGCTCCGGCATCGCCGAGGCGCTGGTGTTCGGCCGCATCAAGGCCGGTGCCGGTGGCAACGATGTGCGGACGCTGCGCGAAGGGATCATCGAATCCGACTACGCGGGTTTTCCGGTCACCGTCGCGCATCACATGCCCTCCGGTGCGGCCACCGACTACACGTCGAAAGTGATGCTCCTGCTGGGCAACTTTCAGCTCGGCACCGCCATGGGCGTCGGTCAGGGCATGACGATGACCGTGGATCCCTACACCCTGGCGCACAACAACCTGACGCGCCTGATCAGCACCGAGCGCATCGACATCGTCAACCACGGCGTGAACAAGTCGACCACCGTGGCCGGCCCGATCGTCGCCCTGCACGGCGCCTGATCTCACTGAGTCAACCGCGGACCGGCGATGCCGGTCCGCCTGCGGAATAGGAGAACACCGCAATGTTTCCCGCCTTCAAATCCGTCCTCGTGCTGGACAAGCGCGGCGCCACCAACGGCGAGACCGTCACGGCCAACATCGACACCCTGGGCGCCGATTTCATGACGCTCGACGTTCACTCCAGCTCGTCCAACAACGCCACCAACAACCCGTCCACGTTCAAGTTGAGCGAGGGCGACACCACGGACGCCACCGCGTTCTCGGACATCACCGCGTTTGTCGGCGACGGCACCGGCGGCTGGACCGTGCCGTCGTGGCACACGCAGACCGCCGACGCCAAGTGCGTCAAGTTCGACGTCGACCTGCGGCACCGCAAGCGCTACCTCAAGCTGACGATCACGCCGGTGACGACGCAAGATTTCATCGCCATCGCCAACCTCGGCCGCAATGAAGCCACGCCGGTGAGCGGCGACCAGCGCGAACTGATCCGCGGCTGACCCTTCCTCCTACAGAGCACACCGCATCCCTCGATGATTCCCGCCTCGCTCGCTCCCGTCACCGATCGCCTCGTGGCCTCTCCCAAGGTCCGCGGCGTCATGTCCGTGCCTCGGCTCGGGTTCATGGACATGTTTTTTTGTGCGCTGTCGGTGCTGCCGAAGTTCGGCATCGACCTGCGCAAGACCACTGGCGCCTTCTGGGGCCAGTGCTTGGAACGGGGCATCGAGCAGGCCATCGCCGAGGGGTGCGACTACGTGCTCACGCTGGACTACGACAGCGTGTTCACCGCCGCCCAGCTCGAGCAGCTGCTGGGGCTGGCGGTGCACTACAACCTCGACGCCATCGCGCCGATCCAGCTCGGCCGCAAGAGCGCCATGCCGCTGTTCCGTCTGGCCGATGCCAACGGGCAGCCGGTCGCCCAGATCGAGCGGACCGCGTTCTCCGGCGACCTGGTGCCGGCGCTGTCGGCGCACTTCGGGCTCACGCTGCTCAAAGCGAAAAAGTTCGCGGCGCTGCCTAAGCCGTGGTTTATCGGCCGGCCGGACGCGAATGGCCGCTGGGGTGAGGATCGCGTCGATGACGACGTGCAGTTCTGGCACCAGTGGCGTGCGGCGGGCAACACCCTGCACGTGGCATCACGAGTCGCTATCGGGCATGCCGAGCTCATGGTGATGCACCCCGACGTCAACCTGGAGCCGCTGTACCAGCACCCCACCACTTGGTGGGAAACGCAACGCGCGCCGGAGGGCTCGTGGACGTGACCAAGGCGCGGCGCGGCCGTCTGCCATCAACGCCGGAAAGTGCGCTGGAACTGGGCGCAGTGGACGCAAACGCCACGCCCATCGAAAGCCCGCCCGGCCGTGCGCCGCGCCGGCGCAAACAGTATCGCGTCACGCGCCCTTACGGGCCGTACAAGCGCGACGACATCATCGAACCCGTGGGCCTGTACCGAGACTCGCTGCTGGCCCGCGGCGTGATCGTATTGCTGGAGGGGTGAGACATGGCAGGTCCATTGATCGGTGCGGTACAGGTCGGCGCGGCGCAGTCCGAGCCCCGGGTGACCGACCGGGCCACGGAAACGCTGGAGCAGGGCCTGGGTCCGGGCGAGCGCAACAGCGCGAATCCGTCCAACAACTACGCAGCCAACAAGCACGAGGCCAACAGCACGATGCTGGCTGACGGCACCAGCGCACAGAACATCGGTGCGGGCGGAACGACGCCGATCTATCTGATGGGCGTCTACATCCACACGGCCCTGGCCGGCACCCTGACCATCACCGGTTTCGTCGCCCCCACGGGCGCCGCGGCCAGTCTGGTGATTCCGGTCGGTGCCGTGGGTTGGGCCATTCAGCCGGGCAACGCGCGACGGCTCGAAAGCGGTTGCACCATGACCAAGTCGTCGGCATCTGATGACGACAAGATTCTCGTCGACTGGCGGCCGATCCTATGATGAAAAAACGGGACGCGGGTCTGGCCTTGGTGGTGACCACGCAATACGTCACCACGGCGCAGGCGTTGCCTGCCGGCGCGTTCACGCTCATGGGGTGGTTCCAGGTGCGCGATTCATCTGCCACGGATCGTCCCATGTTGGGCAGCGGCACGTCGGGGGCGCCCGCGGTGCGATGGGAATCGAGCGACCGCTCGGTCGCCTTCTACAAGATCGGCACCGGCGACATCGTGGCGAGCGCGGCGCAGGCATTGCAGCCGTACGCGTGGGCGCACGTGGCCATCACGCACGACGGCGCCACGGCGTGTCTGTACCTCAACGGCGCGCTGGTCGCCAGTGCAGCGGACACCACCAGCTTTAGCGCGGCGACCGTGCGGGTGGGCAATGATGGCACCAACAATTTCAGCGGTCGGCTGGACGAATGCGCGGGCTGGTCCGTGGCGCTGACCGCCGAGCAGATCGCCGACATCCACGCGCAAGGACCGGCGGCCTATCCGCGGTCGTCCCGTCTGTTCGACTATCGATTCGATGACGTGTCGGCCAGCACGATCGCCGACGAGTCCGGCAACAGCAACACCGGAACGCCTTCGGCAACGCCGAGCTGGACCACCGCCACATTCGTGCAGCCGGTGTTCAAGCAACGCGACTTCGGCCTGTGCATGCGGTTCAACGGATCGGATGAGGGGATCGCCTTGCCCGGTGCGTTGACGCAGCGGCTGGATGGTGCCGGCGCGATCACGTTGCTGGCGTGGGCGCGGCCGTTGAATCCGATCACGTCGAGCCGTCGCGTTGTCGGGTTGCAGACCGACACCAACAACAGCGGGGCACTCATTCAATCGACGCCGTCGGGCGGGAACATGTACTGGGAGACGTTCGGACGGTCGCAGGGATCGGACTCCACCGAAACCACCACGGTCACGACCGTCAACGCGCCTGAGCATGGTCGCTGGGCGCACGTCGGACTGGTGCTCGATTTTGCCAACGACACCTTTGCGTTCTCGCATAACGGACTGGTCGTAGTGAAAGACACGTCCATCGCCTGGAGCCGCGCGAGTTTCCTGGGCAGCAGTAACGGCGGATTCATTGGCTCCGGTGTCGGTGCCAACTACTGGAGCGGCGATATCGACGAGGTCATGGTGTATCGGCGGGCGCTGTCGGCGGCGGAACTGCGGAACGGATACCTGACGGGCGAGTGGGATCCCACCGACCGGTTGTTGCTGGTGGATTTCGACGACGGGGAGATCGAGGATCGATCGCCGTACGCGCACACGCTGACCGCCAGCAACGTGGATGCGTCCAATCTGTTCGTGAGTCTGATGTGAGACAGCGCAAGCCCTTGGCGGCCCCTCGCACCGGCAGCGGCTACCAGGTGGGCGCGTTCTACATGCCCAACTGGAAAACCGGTGCGCTCGGGTTGTCGTATAGCGGGCTCACGTGGGAACAGATGAACGACTACCCGCGCACCCAGCCGCGCAAGGGTCGATACCACCATGAAGGACAGCGCGCCGTCATGGAGGAGCAGCTGGCCGAGATGGCGCGGCACGGCATCAGCTGGCTGGCGTTCAACTGGTATCACAACGAGACCACCGGGAATCCTGGGCAGGTGCTGCTCAATCACGCGCTCGATGCCTACCTGGCATCCGATGCCCGGCTGCGTGCTCGAGTCAAATTCTGTGTGAATTGGATCACGCACAGCGGATTCACGCCGGCCACGGAGACCGAGTGGACCGCGTGCTACGAAAACTGGGTGTCCGAGGGCTACCTGGATCATCCGGACTATCTGAGAATCGACGGCCGCCCGGTCATCTACGTATTCGAGACCGATCAGCCCCGGAAGAACGCGGCCGGCATCAGCGACCGGTTCCTGACCAGCGGGACCTACGACCGCACGGTGACCAACGTCAACGCGTCGACCAACGAGCTGACCATCGCCGAGACGGATATCCCGGCGACCGGCACGTCGATCAGCTTTGTGGTCTCCAGCGGATCGGCGCCGGGAGGGCTGACCAGCGGGCAAAAGTATTACGCCATCAAGGTCAGCACCACCGTGGTCAAGCTGGCTGAAACCCAGGCCCAGGCGTTGGCCGGCACGGCGGTGGACATCTCCAGCGCAGGGTCCGGCACATTCAAATTGCGGCTGGGGCTAAACTGGTCGCCCGTGCGGTCGCACGCCTACATCTACAACCAGATGCGGACCTACGTGCAGGCGCAGGGCCTGCCCAATCCGTTCCTGGTGCTGGGCAACGGCTACCCCGTGCCGTACTGGTCCACCGAATACACGGCAGGAACTGCGGACGGCACCTCGGCATACAACTATCACAGCAATTACGACCCGGACGCCAACGCCATGTTGACGCCGACGGCGCATAGCTATGCCGAGCTGGACAGCGACTATCGCGAGAATTGGGAATGGAACTGCTTCAACCAGTCCGCCGTGTACATTCCCACGATTTCCACCGGGTGGGATAACACCCCCTGGGGTGGTGGATCCGATCCCGAGCACATCTGCATTCCGACGATCGGCGAGTTCCGCAGTCATCTGCAGGCGTGCAAGGACCTCATCGATCGTTATCCCACCAAGACCCGTCGCATGGCCATCGTCAACGCCTGGAACGAATACGGCGAGGGCGGGTATCTTGAGCCGTCGTATGGGTACGGACGCGGAATGCTGCGCGCCGTGCAACAGGTGTTCGGGCTATGACCTTCGCCGCCGACCTCGCCGCCCTGTACGCCGCCGACGACGGCCTCACCGTCGCTGCGACGGTGGGCGCGACCACGGCGCAGGTGCATTTCGAGCAGGCCGACGTGACCGGCCTGGGCGATGACCGCATCGTCACCGCGTACGTCATGCGCTGCATCGGGGCGGACTTTCCGACGCTGGCCCGAGGTGATGCCGTGACCATCAACGCCGCCACCTACACCGTGATCGACGTGCGCGCCAGCGAGTTCGGCGACGAGCGCGTCGCGCGGCTGGCGAGGAACTGACATGGCCAGCCTCGCCGAACAAATCGCCGACGCCGTTTACGACTCGCTGTACGACGAGATCGCCGCCGTCGGAACGCGCGTCTGGCGTGGACGGGTAGATCCGATCGCGCGTGACGAGTGTCCCGGCATCGTCGTGCGCGTGGTTGAAGAGTCCACCGACAACGCCGAGATCGACGCCGGCATCGAGCGCAACGAGCTGGTGGTGGCCGTCGACGTGTACGCCGCCGCCACCCAGGCGCAGGTCTGGGAAACGGAGGCCGATGCGGTCGTCGTCGCGGCCCACGCCGCCGTGCGAGGCGGCACCTATCCGAGCGGCACGCAGCCGCCGATCCGCAGCGGCCGTACCTGGATCGCCGAAAGCGGCGACGGCACGCCCTCGCGCGTCACCCTGGTGTATCGATTCGAGTATTTCAACGCAACCGCAGGTCTCGACCTGCCCGGCTGATCAAGGAGAACAGCCATGAGCGCACTACGTACCGTCGGCCTGCAGCTCGCCATTGCGAGCACCTACGGCGCTTCCAAGTCCATGACCGCCGTGTCGAATGCCTCGACCGGCGTGGCCACCCTGGCGTCGTCGCACGGCATCATCGAAACCGACATCATGGAGGTCACGAGCGGCTGGAAGCGGTTGAACAACCGCATCGTCCGTGCCGGCACGGTCAGCACCAACGACGTGAACCTCGAGGGCATCGACACCTCGAGCACGTCCAGCTATCCGACCGGTGAGGGCGCAGGCTCCATCCGCGAAATCACCGCCTGGACCACCATCACCGGCCTGCGGCCCGATTTCTCGACCTCCGGCGGTGGCTTCGAGCAGCTCGACGGCACCGAGGTCGACGACCTTCGCCGCATCGTCGTGCCCGGCCTGGCCGAGCCGGTGGTGTTCACTTTCCCGTTCCACTGGCCGGCGGCGTCCGGCTGGCAGTCGGTCGTCGAGGCGGCGGCCCGTGGCGGCACGCCGGTGGCGTTCCGAATCTCGCTCGGCACGAAGCGGGTGTACGGGAACGCGTACTGGGGCTTCAACAACTCGTTCGGCAATAGCGGCGGCGTCGCCGTGGGGTCGATCCAGCTGTCCGCCGTGGCCGACGAAACCTATTACGCCTCATGAGCATGACCGACGACGGATTCGATCTGCAGGCCTTCGCGCGCCGCACGCAAGCGGTGCGCGAGTTCCGCCACGAACGCAGCGACGGGGTGGCGTTCGTGTGCCGGTATCCGTCGCGCTTCGAGCGGCTGGCTATCGACACCCGGCACGCCGCCGACAGCGCGGCCAAGGTGCGCGCGGTGGTGCTGGCCAGCGTCACCGGCTGGACCGGCGTCACGGTCGCGCACGCGTTGCCAGAAGCCAAGAACGGCGGCGACCGTTTGCCGTTCGGGCCGGACACCCTGGCGCTGCTGTTCGACGAGCGCACCGAGTGGCTGATCGATCTGTGGCAGGACATCAAGACCCGCATCGCCGAGCGTGATCAGCGCATCGAGAATGCCGTAAAAAACTCCGAGAGCGCGTCGGCTTCGAACGGCGGCGCGCTCGCACCCGTGCACTGAAATCGCCGCTCGCCGATGCGCTCCTGGAGACGCCGCCGCCGATCGATGCCGACACCGCGCAAGCGCTGGCGTTGTGGAATCTCCTCGGCGGCTACCACCTGGACCGGGTGCCCATGCTGGCGGGATTCGTCACCGTGACCGACTGGGAAGCCATGGTCGAGTCGCTGCAGGTCATCCGCGACACGCTGGACGCGCCGGAGTAAGTCATGGCCGATAAACGTTTCGAGTACGAGATCAGCGCCAACGTCGAGCAGTTCAAACGCTCGATGGAGGCGGTGGCGCGCGAGTCCCGCGAATCCGCGCGAGCGGTGCAGACGTCGTTCGGCAACGTCGAGCGCAGCCTCGGCTCGCTGACCAGCCTGGCGGGCGGACTCAAGGGCGTGCTGGCCGGAGCGCTGTCCATCGGCACGGTGGTGCAATTCGGCCGCGCCATCATGGACTCCACGCTGGAGGCCGAGCGGTCCACCGCGCTGCTCAATGCCACGCTGCGGTCCACCGGGTACGCCGCCGGGCTGACGGCGCGCGATGTCGAGGGCCTGGTCGCAGAGCTGTCGAAGGTGAGCGGCTTCGATGACGATCCGATCCGCGAAGGCACCACCGCACTGCTGCGGTTCCGCGATGTGTCGGGCGAGACGTTCAAGGAGGCGTCGCGCCTGGCCGTGGATCTGGCCGTGGCCACGGGCCGCGATCTGCCGTCATCGTTCGTGGCGGTGGGCAAGGCGCTGCAGAATCCGATCACCGGAATGAAGGGCCTTCGCGACGCAGGCGTGCAGTTGTCCGAAGGCCAGGCAGAACTGGCGCAGAAGTTGATGGACACCGGCCGCACGGCCGAAGCGCAAAAGCTGGTGCTGGACCAGCTGGCCGCGAGCGTGGGCGGGTCCGGGGCCACGGCGGGCGGTGGCTTGACCGGCGCGACGCGATCGCTCGCCAACGCCTGGGACGACCTGTTGAAGAATCTGGGCCGCACCGCCATCGTCAGTCAGACCACGCGCGGCGCGCTCGACAGCCTCGCGGGCGGACTCAACTTCGCCAACCGGCTGCTGGCCGAGCAGGACAGCGGCCTGGCTGGCACCATCAACGTGCCCGGCCAGACCGCGCGCCCAAAGATCGGCACGCTGTCCGAGGCCGAATCCCTGTCCCTGCGCGGCGTCGGTCCGCAGGTGCGCATCGCCGAGCCCAGGAAAACCGACACCAGCGCGGCCAAGAAAGCCGCCTCCGACGCGCAGGCGCGTTACGAGGCCGAATACCAAGCCGCCCTGGCCGCGGGCAAAGCGTTTTCGGACGAGGAAATCCGCCAGCTCGAGCGCGCCGCCGACGAGAAGATCCGCATCGAGCAGGACGTGCAGGCCGAGCGGATCAAGCTGCTGCAGGAAGGGCCGGACATCGCCGAGCGGCAGCAGCGGGAACAGACGCAGCGCCTCAACGCCCTGCTGGGCCAGACCAAGAGCGGGCAGGAACAGGCGGTCATCAAGGATCTGGATCTGCTCAACGAAGCGCTGATTCGCGGCACCATCAGTGCCGAGCAGTACGAAGAAGCCTACGGCAACATCCAGGAGCGTTTCAACGAAGTCCGCGAAGTGGGCAAAGACAGCCTCAAGGATCTGTCGGAGTCCGGTGCTCGTGCGTTCCGCGATCTGCAGCTGGCCGTCGAGGGCTGGGACAACGCCACGGCCGACGAGATCGCAGACATGGTCAAGACGGGGACGTTCGAGTTCGGGAAACTGGTGGATGTGATTCTG